ATGGCACTGAATATTCCATTCAGAAATGCGTACTATCGTTTTGCATCCAGTTACTCATTTCTCTTTTTTATTTCCTGGTCGCTGTGGTGGTCGTTATACGCTATTTGGCTGAAAGGACATCTAGGGTTGACAGGGACGGAATTAGGTACACTTTATTCGGTCAACCAGTTTACCAGCATTCTATTTATGATGTTCTACGGCATCGTTCAGGATAAACTCGGTCTGAAGAAACCGCTCATCTGGTGTATGAGTTTCATCCTGGTCTTGACCGGACCGTTTATGATTTACGTTTATGAACCGTTACTGCAAAGCAATTTTTCTGTAGGTCTAATTCTGGGGGCGCTCTTTTTTGGCCTGGGGTATCTGGCGGGATGCGGTTTGCTTGACAGCTTCACCGAAAAAATGGCGCGAAATTTTCATTTCGAATATGGAACAGCGCGCGCCTGGGGATCTTTTGGCTATGCTATTGGCGCGTTCTTTGCCGGCATATTTTTTAGTATCAGTCCCCATATCAACTTCTGGTTGGTCTCGCTATTTGGCGCTGTATTTATGATGATCAACATGTGTTTTAAAGATAAGGATCACCAGTGCGTAGCGGCGGATGCGGGAGGGGTAAAAAAAGAGGATTTTATCGCAGTTTTCAAGGATCGAAACTTCTGGGTTTTCGTCATATTTATTGTGGGGACGTGGTCTTTCTATAACATTTTTGATCAACAACTTTTTCCTGTCTTTTATGCAGGTTTATTCGAATCACACGATGTAGGAACGCGCCTGTATGGTTATCTCAACTCATTCCAGGTGGTACTCGAAGCGCTATGCATGGCGATTATTCCTTTCTTTGTGAATCGGGTAGGGCCAAAAAATGCATTACTTATCGGTGTTGTGATTATGGCGTTGCGTATCCTTTCCTGCGCGCTGTTCGTTAACCCCTGGATTATTTCATTAGTGAAGCTGTTACATGCTATTGAGGTTCCACTTTGTGTCATATCCGTCTTCAAATACAGCGTGGCAAATTTTGATAAGCGCCTGTCGTCGACGATCTTTCTGATTGGTTTTCAAATTGCCAGTTCGCTTGGGATTGTGCTGCTTTCAACGCCGACTGGGATACTCTTTGACCACGCAGGCTACCAGACAGTTTTCTTCGCAATTTCGGGTATTGTCTGCCTGATGTTGCTATTTGGTATTTTCTTCTTGAGTAAAAAACGCGAGCAAATAGTTATGGAAACGCCTGTACCTTCAGCAATATAGACGTAAACTTTTCCGGTTGTTGTCGATATCTCCCTATCCCTCAACCGGAAAATAATAATACTAAAGTGCTTAGCCCTGCTAATAATCACCTAATCCAAACGCCTCATTCATGTTCTGGTACAGTCGCTCAAATGTACTTCAGATGCGCGGTTCGCTGATTTCCAGGACATTGTCGTCATTCAGCGACCTGTCCCGTGTATCACGGTCCTGCGAATTCATCAAGGAATGCATTGCGGAGTGAAGTATCGAGTCACGCCATATTTGCTATCAGGATTCTGTGTGATGGTTACATCGCCCGGCCCAGGGCTGTTTAGTCATCAGCGCTTTCTGACAGTGCTGAGATTTCAACCTGTTGCAGTAAAAATGAGTAGATATAAGGCAAGTGTGCTGCCAAACCTATCTTTTACGGGGTGAAGGTAGATTTCGTTTGAAGGGTATCTGGTGTCCCCTGCAGACATCTACTTGACGCGGCAGGGGATTGATTAGAATGGTGTTTTTTAGGTGTGAGAAATATTTTACCCGCTATTTTACCCATTGGCGCGGCTTAAGAGCTTATTTTTGAATTCACAATGGTCACGATATAACCATCTTGCTCGCCCGTGGATAACTTTGGCTTTTGGCAGGTCGCCGGACTTAATCCGGTCATAGATGAAGGTTTTACCAAAGCCAGTATCAGCCATGATGAATTTCAAATCAACTAGGGAATCAGGCTGTAGTTCGTGTTGCATGAGTGCTATCTCCGAATAGGGAATCGAACCTGCAAATCAGGTAATAAAAATACGCTCAATGACGGCGATGGTAGATCAGGATATTTTAAGAAACTGACAGGCCTCATCGAGTGTGAGGCTGTATGGCTCTATTATTTCACCTCTTGTTGTGACATTGTTGAAAAATGGATACCAGCTCGTTGCTGCCAGACGATCCAACCGAGAGTCATATCCCATGCCATGTATTCGTTATCGCCGTTTTTTGCTCTCCGACGATCTACTAAGTCACCGAAACGCTTTTCCATGAATAATTCATAAGCTTCGCGTTCATCTAGTTCTACTTCCAGAGATAGGAGTGCGATTTCATAAGCACGGCGCTCAATATCGTCTCGCACGTCAAGGCTGCTGATACGCTCTTTAATTTCTTTAATCAGTTCTTTGTCGGTAAAAGTGGTCATTATGCTCCAGCCTCCGGTGCTTTTGGCATTACTGCCCAGTGAGTGATATTGACGTTTTCAAGGTCCCCGACCTGAAATGTCCACTGCCATTCTCCGGTTTCTTTTTGCCCCCAGGTGTACCAGAGAGAACGCCAGCCAATTAGCCAGCCTTCTCCGTTAGCATCGAATAACAAAACACTTTCATTTGCTGGTGGCAGTTCAGTTGACACTGGTATTGCTTTGTTTTCCTGTGCTGCACATTTAGCTTCAAGCGCATCGAATTTGCGCACCAGGTATTCAGCATCTGTTTCATTCACTTTCAGATCTCGCGGTACACATCTCCCACGAAGAAACCCTTCCATTTCGAAAACATTCATGCGCATTTGCGTAACTCCGATAACTCGTTAAAACGTTCCATAAACATCCCGTAGGCATGGCCCGGTGCCAGTGGAATCACGTTGAACATCTCTGTTGCCGGGATGCCTTCCAGTACAGGCCAGAAAGAGCCATCATCAAGCCCGAGATCGCGGCGTTCGGTTGCCAGCATGATGAGATCGGCATATTTCACAGGCGTGCTCATAACCGGGGGTAACCCGTATTTCTCACGGATTACGGCGTCTATTTTTTCTTCCATCCGTTTATAGTCAGGAAGAAGGCGTTTCAGTGGCGCGGGGATGTCCTGACAATAAGCTTCTGTTGCATCATGCATTAACGCTTCAAAAGCAAATTCCTGCGGTACCAGCTGGCTGCAAAGCACCGCATGTTGGGCGACGCTGTAGAAGTGTGAAAGATGTCCTGCAAAGCGACAGATATTTGAAAGGGAAACCGCGATATCGTTAATATCGATGTTGTCTTTATTTATCCTGTCATAATAAAAATGCTTCCCGGAAAAAGTTTTAATAAATGACATTTTGTTCTCCACGTTATATGCGCTGCACCGCGCTGAAATTTGGTTAAAGAAAAACCTCGCCATCAGGCGATTATTGAGTCAATTACGTTTCCATAAATGCCCCCGCAGGGGCATTTGCAGTAATGAAATCAGGCGGTGAAAGTACCAATAAAGGTTTCTACTTTGCTGTCTTTGAACTTCTCAACAAGCAGATCACGAAATTCGTTAGCCATTTCCTCCTGCACTGCTTCCAGCTGAATAATGCGTAGTACCAGTACAGGACGATCGCCAGTGATAATGCTGAGGCGTAATTTAAACGGACGTTCTTTCAGACCTTCAAACGGAACGCATTTAAATTCAAATGCCACTGGCATAATGTCTTTGGTCTTCGCTTCGACAGACTCCATCAGGGAGCGTTTGCCGCTGAAGTCATTATCTTCAAAATCAGCTGTCTGGTTCGCTTCAATTGTGATTTTACGGATCGCCGCAGCCGCTTTGGTTGCCTGAATGGCGTCACCATTAGCATCAAAGCCCACAAGGTAGTCGGCCCAGTCTTCAATCCATTCTGCCAGTGACTTCTGGGAGTTACGCTCGCCGTTAACAGACAACAGGGCAGAGAACGGTGCTGTCTTTTTCAGTTTGAGAGTGGCGGTGTTATCTGCGTGACCTGGTTCATCAATAGTACCCAGGTTAAGCACACTGACGGCTCGCATATTATCGGCATCGATAAAGCAGCGGGTGCCTTCATCTGCAAGATCTTTAGAATAACGGGTAAAGTCATCGATGCTGGCAGTGGAAAGCGCACCACGGAAACGGAAGCGATTTAAATTAAATTTTTCCAGATCATGAATGCGGAAATTCTCAGGCAATGCCACAGCATCGGCACCAATCTTACTGATAATTTCATTAACACCCTGAGCAGAAATAAGGGCATGGATTTGATTAATTGTGGTTGCGTCTAAGTTCTGAGACATAATAAGTCCTCACTATATAAAGATATTCAGTGATGAGATAAATAATCAGTTTATTAAGAACGATATTAACGACCTGCTGCGCGGAGTTTTCCGTCAGGCTCACCGGCAAGAGTCAGTAATTGTCCCTGGTCTTCCTGCAGAATAGTCAGGCGACCACCGCGATTGACATACATCGGCGTTTCGGTGGTGTCTTCTTCGGAAATTTTCCCGCGGTTAGTCGGGCGAACATATGAGAGTTTGTGTTTGATTTTCACTCGGTTCTCATCAAACGGTTCGATTTCTAGGTTGAGCGAGACCTTACCTTTGGTTCTCGTGTTCATCACACCGGAAGCGACTTCACTGAGAACTGCGCCGATTTTGGTTTCAAATACGCCGCCGTCCAGCTCCCCGATAAATGCCTGCACATCAGTACTGCGTTCGCTAGCCATTTTGCTGCTCCTCATCATATCGACCCTGCAAGGTCGGTTAGTTTCTCCACAAAACAGAGAAGAACACCTGCGGTGACTGCCGCCCGGATGGATTGGGTTATGAGCCCGTCGTCCGGTGATGCTCTTCTCTGTTTTGTAAAAAGGACGGTACCAGCCGGAAGCAAGGGTACAAGCTGGTACCGCCAAGACTACACACAGCATAAAGTTGTGGTGCCGGGTGCCTCCCGGTGCCTGGCGAAGGTTGCACACCAGGCGGGTGGGTATCCACAGAAGGTCGACTGTCAGCCTCAACCTTAACCCGCGTGCGCTGAGCCGCATTCACCACAACGCTAAGGATTCTCTCTGGTTGAAAATACTTAGCTGTTATGTGCCTGCTTTTAGCCACATCAGGCGAGGTGGACCTAGTTATTCCCCAACAACAAGGATTCGGTTAATCTGGTTATCCCCAACAACGCAAAAGGAAAAGAAATGTCCGGTAATATCTATACGCTGTACAAATCCCACTGTGAAAATGTTGGAAAGTATCGGGGCATTGAAATCAGTGGGGTAGTGTCATCAGTCGAAATAAGCAAAGTTGAATCAAGGGCAACATTACTTACTCTTCTGGACCTTGTCTTACATGAGCACCGGAAGAAATTCGGCACTCCCTATAATCAGTTGAATGGGAAAAAGGCTCTGGTTCACCTTATTCTGATGAAGCATCACTGGATGCCAAAACAGATTAATGAGATGAAATTTGATGAACTTCTTCTTTCAATTCAGGATGAACTCACACTTGATAAAATAAGCGTAACCGCCCAGAAATTTTTAGATTATCGAGACTGGAGATCACAAATTCATCACTTTGATGATTTTGACGAAAATGAATGGGATCCTAATTTGTCTGCACAATATCTAAAGTAACATCCTGTGATAAAACCGTGATTTCCTGATCCAGTTTTTTTAAGGAGTCTATTGTTTCCTGTCGATAAGACAGCACTTCACGAAGCTGGTTTATAGCTGCCAGCTTCTTTGTCATCCACTCATAAATTTCCTCATCTGTGTAGCCAGGCGCGACGATTTTGGGTTCTGTTTTGTGCATTTCACATCTCCTCAAGTTATCAGTTACTTGTTGATGGGGACCAGATTGTTAAAGAGCTAAGCGTCCTGTAGGGCGCTTTTTTGTTGCTAACGAATCATCCTGGACTTCATATGCCCCAGGCGGCTACTTCGTGGGCGTCCTGCCTGTTTGTTGTTTCTCTTGGGTACATTATGTATCTCAAAGGTACATTGTCAAGTATAAAAAAACCTGCCGAAGCAGGTTCATAAACATTGATTAGGCTTTGATTTTGTATCTTCTTGGTTTTCCTGAGAAAATCACAGTACCAATTATAGAGCAATTACCGTTGATCTTGATGTAAGGCTCAGGCCAGTTTGGGTTTAACGCTTTGAGATAACGCTGTGTCCCATCTTCTATCAACCTTTTGAAGGTGGTTTCACCTGTATCGTGCATCAATGCAATAACGTCGTCACCGTGGCAGGCAGGTACTTCAGGATCGACAAAAATCATGTCTCCCGGGCGGTACTCATCAATCATTGAATCACCTATCACCCGCAAGATATAAGTCATTTCCCCACAGGGTACAGGGCAGGGATACGTTTCTGCTGTGCTCAAATCAACCTCAGAATATCCAACTTCTTTCCATGCTCCGGCCTGTACCCATGATATGACAGGGACTAATGTGATTTGTTTATTAGTGATTGAAACATCAGGTTTTTTTGTGATGTTCGTTGTCTGGTGTTCTTGATCGAGCCATCCGACAGGCAGGTCGAAACATTTTTCGATGTGTCGTGCCATGCTGTCACCGATATTTTTAGTAGCACCATCTCCCATAAACCTGCTGGTCTGGGTTGGCTCGCGATCAATCATAGTGGCAAAGGAAGAATTCCCGCCAACACCATCTCTCAGTTTTCTGGCGTTAGACCGCCGGATGTCATGGATTGTTTTCATAACGAAATTAAAACCCTTGTACCGTTAAGGTACAAGTATCTTGAAGGTTCATTTCAATCATGTAATATGTACACCGGAGGTACATATCGTATGAAAGCGTATTGGGACTCTTTAACCAAAGAACAGCAGGGCGAGTTGGCCGGAAAAGTTGGCTCAACACCTGGCTACTTACGGCTGGTTTTCAATGGCTATAAAAAAGCCAGTTTTGTGCTGGCTAAAAAACTTGAGCAATGCACGTCAGGTGCAATTACGAAATCTGACTTAAGACCGGATATCTATCCGAAAGATTAGCAGAACACTTTCAATTTTTAACCACAGAACGATGAGGCTAATCGTGGGTAAGCATCACTGGAAAATAGAAAAACAGCCTGAGTGGTACGTGAAAGCTGTCAGAAAAATTATCGCGGCGTTGCCGGGTGGTTACGCTGAAGCGGCTGACTGGCTCGATGTAACAGAAAACGCTTTATTCAACCGCCTTCGTGCAGATGGCGATCAGATTTTCCCGCTGGGATGGGCAATGGTTTTACAGCGTGCTGGTGGCACTCACTTCATTGCTGATGCTGTGGCGCAGTCTGCAAATGGCGTCTTTGTGTCTCTTCCTGACGTCGAGGATGTGGACAACGCCGATATTAACCAGCGTCTGCTGGAAGTCATTGAACAGATCGGCAGTTATTCAAAACAGATTCGTTCAGCAATCGAAGACGGTGTAGTGGAACCGCATGAGAAGACAGCAATTAACGACGAGTTGTACCTCTCAATTTCGAAGCTGCAGGAGCATGCAGCACTGGTCTACAAAATTTTTTGCATTTCAGAAAGTAATGACGCCCGCGAGTGTGCAGCTCCGGGCGCCGTGGCGTGTCGTGACTGTGGAGAAACTAACGCATGAACAGTTTAACAACACACTACCGTCGCTCGCAACTGATTGCGCTTCCTGTACCGGGTGGAAAAGCGAAGGTGGAGTATTGCTATGCAGTGAATGTACCAGGTGACAGGGAAATTGTAACCCACAGCTTTGCAGAGTGGGCTGTGGGTGATTTCAACCGGCAGAAGGAGACAGTCCTTTGCGACAAGTTAACCGCTGGTTCAAAGATCACTACGGAGTGCCCGTCAGAGTCATTCGTTGGGAGCCGGAAACACAACGGGTTATCTACCTCCGTGAAGGCTATGAGCATGAGTGCTTCAGCCCGCTCGAACAGTTTCGTCGTAAATTCAGGGAAATAGAGGTCGGTCATGAGCACTAAATTAACCGGCTATGTATGGGATGGTTGCGCTGCGTCAGGCATGAAATTATCCAGCGTGGCAATTATGGCCCGCCTGGCTGATTTCAGTAATGACGAAGGTGTGTGCTGGCCATCAATTGAAACCATTGCCCGTCAGATTGGCGCGGGGATGAGTACCGTCAGAACGGCTATCGCACGGCTGGAAGCAGAAGGCTGGTTAACGCGTAAGGCGCGTCGCCAGGGTAACCGCAATGCGTCGAATGTTTATCAGCTTAACGTTGCGAAGCTTCAGGCAGCGGCATTTTCTCAACTGTCAGATTCTGACCCGTCAAAATCTGATGCATCAAAATCTGACCCGTCAAAATTTGATGCGTCGAAATCTGGCAAAAAAGCGGGTTTTCACCCGTCAGAATCTGGCGGGGATCCGTCAGTAAAATCAAAACATGATCCGTCAGATAAAAAAACTTCTCGTCCGGACGCTTCGCAACCGGACACGCAGACGGCTGAACAGGAGTTTTTAACTCGCCATCCTGATGCGGTTGTATTCAGCCCTAAAAAGCGCCAGTGGGGAACGCAGGATGATTTGACCTGCGCACAGTGGCTCTGGAAAAAAATCATCGCCCTGTACGAGCAGGCCGCCGAATGTGACGGCGAGGTGGTTCGTCCCAAAGAACCGAACTGGACAGCCTGGGCAAACGAAATTCGCCTGATGTGTGTGCAGGATGGTCGTACTCACAAACAAATCTGCGAGATGTACAGCCGCGTCAGCCGCGATCCGTTCTGGTGCCGTAACGTGCTCAGCCCGTCGAAGCTGCGGGAAAAATGGGATGAGCTTTCCCTGCGCTTATCGCCGTCCGTCAGCACGCACACAGAAAAACGTGAAGACCCGTACTTCAAAGCCAGTTACGACAATGTGGACTACAGCCAGATCCCGGCAGGATTCAGGGGGTGATTATGAGTCTTTTGAATGAAGTTCAGAAATTCATTGAAGCCCATCCTGGGTGTACTTCCGGAGACATTGCTGATGCTTTTGCAGGTTACTCACGGCAGCGCGTTCTGCAGTCAGCAAGCAAGTTACGTCAGAGTGGGCGTGTGGCTCACCGTTGTGAAGGGGATACACGCAGACATTTCCCGCGCCAGACAAAGATATCGCCGGAGGCGGAACGGCAACCAGTTCGTGAAACCAGACCTGTGCGCAATTTCTATGTCGGCACTAACGATCACCGGGTGATTTTGTGCCTGACCCGCCAGGCTGAAGAACTGGAGTCAAGGGGCTTATACCGTCGTGCTGCAACCGTGTGGATGGCGGCATTCCGTGAAAGCCACTCCCAGCCAGAACGAAACAATTTTCTGGCGCGTCGTGAGCGGTGCTTACGGAAAAGCAGCAAGCGCGCTGCATCGGGTGAAGAGTGGTATCTGTCAGGGAATTACGTGGGGGCTTAATGAGTAATAAATATTGTCAGGCGCTGGTGGAACTGCGGAACAAACCAGCCCATGAACTGAAGGAAGTGGGCGATCAGTGGCGCACGCCGGATAACATTTTCTGGGGAATTAACACCCTGTTTGGTCCGTTTGTTCTGGATCTGTTCACTGACGGTGATAACGCCAAATGTGCCGCGTATTACACGGCGGAAGACAACGCGCTGGCGCATGACTGGTCAGAACGTCTTGCGGAGCTTAAAGGTGCTGCCTTTGGTAATCCCCCATACAGCCGCGCCAGTCAGCATGAGGGGCAATACATCACCGGCATGCGTTACATCATGAAGCATGCCAGTGCCATGCGTGATAAAGGCGGGCGCTATGTTTTCCTGATCAAAGCTGCCACCAGCGAAGTGTGGTGGCCGGAAGATGCAGATCATATTGCTTTTATTCGCGGGCGTATTGGTTTTGAACTGCCTGCCTGGTTTATCCCGAAGGATGAGAAGCAGGTGCCGACAGGCGCTTTCTTCGCTGGTGCTATTGCTGTTTTCGACAAGACCTGGAAGGGACCGGCAATCAGCTACATCGGGCGCGATGAACTTGAGGCATGTGGTGAGGCGTTTCTGGCGCAGGTTCGCCAGCAGGCGGAAAAACTGGTCAGGGAGATGGCGGCATGACGACGTTAACTCAATGCCAGCAGCAGGTGCTGGATATGCTGATTTCTTACCAGAAAGAACGTGGCTTTCCGCCAACCAATCAGGAGGTGGCAACCATGCTGGGATACCGTTCAGTGAATGCAGCAGTGGAGCATCTTCGCGCACTGGAGAAAAAAGGCGTCATCACGATAAAGCGTGGCGTGGCCCGGGGGATAACGCTTCATACCGCGGTGAAGGCCGACGACAGCGAGGCGGTCGAGATTATCCGCGCACTGCTTGCCGGTGAGGAAAACGGCAGGCTGCGTGCAGCCCACTGGTTACATGAGAGGGGCCTGAAAGTATGAAGCTGAACCTGCCTTTTCCGCCCAGCGTGAACACGTACTGGCGACACCCCAACAAAGGGGCGTTTGCTGGTAAGAGCCTGATAAGCGCGGCGGGGCGAAAATTCCAGAGCGCGGCGTGCGCAGCAATAGTTGAGCAGTTACGTCGTCTGCCGAAACCAACGTCGGCACCTGCTTCAGTGGAGATCGTGTTGTTTCCTCCGGATAACCGGATCCGCGATCTGGACAACTATAACAAGGCGCTGTTTGACGCCCTGACCCACGCGGGTGTGTGGGAAGACGACAGTCAGGTGAAAAGAATGCTGGTGGAGTGGGGACCGGTTATCCCGGAAGGGAAGGTCGAGATCACTATCAGTAAGTACGAGAAAACGGCGGGTGCAGCCGCCTGATCAAGAGGAGAAACGAAGTATGAATAATCTGATGGTCATTGATGGTATTGAAGTTCGTCGTGATGCTTTTGGGCGTTACAGCCTGAACGATCTGCACAGGGCTGCCGGTTCTCTGGATAAGCATAAGCCTGCATTCTGGCTCCGCAATGAGCAAACTGAACGTTTAATAAGCGAGTTGCAGATTTGCAACTCGGTCAATATAGAGCCAGTTAACGTTATTCGTGGCGGAAATAACCAGGGGACGTATGTCTGCAAAGAACTGGTGTATGCCTATGCAATGTGGATCAGCCCGTCATTCCATCTGAAGGTGATCCGTACTTTCGACATGGTAACCAGTGCACCGGAAAAATTATCCGGACAGGCTGCTGACAAGATGCAGGCTGGTGTGATTCTGCTGGACTTTATGCGCCGGGAATTAAACCTGTCTAACTCTTCAGTGCTTGGTGCCTGTCAGAAACTCCAGGAGGCTGTTGGCTTACCGAATCTGGCACCGCGCTATGCCATTGATGCTCCTGCTGACGCGCCTGATGGCTCAAGCCGCCCCACGCTGTCACTGAGTGCACTGCTGAAGCAGTATGGTATCCGCCTGACAGCTAATCAGGCATATCACCAGATGGTGAAGCTGGGGATCGTCGAGCAGCGAGAACGGTACAGCCGTACCACGATTAACAACATCAAAAAATTCTGGTCGCTGACAGCGAAAGGCTGCATGTTCGGCAAGAATATCACCAGTCCCGCAAATCCGCGCGAGACGCAGCCGCATTTCTTCGAATCCCGATTCCCTGAGCTGTTAAAGCTGCTCGATACCGTTCATTGAGGTGACCGTGAGAGCACTACTGACCCCTGAAATTGCCCCGCGTATGGGGATCGTATTGTTCAGGCCAGGTTCAGAGTTGATGCCCCTGTTTATGCAGAGGCGTGTCCTGCTGGAGCCTGAGCCGGAACGTTATTCATCTTTCGCCAGTGGTGCCGTTCCGGCGGCATCACAACCGCTGGCGGATGATCCTGCCGTTCGGGCCGTGTTCCGCAATGAGGCAGTGATCCGTCGTGCTGGTGGCGTGGAATGTCTTGAAAGCTGGTTACTTCGTGAAAAAGGCTGCCAGTGGCCTCATTCCGACTGGCACAGCGAGAACATGACAACAATGCGACACGCTCCGGGCGCAATCCGTTTGTGCTGGCACTGCGATAACCAGCTGCGCGATCAGTTCACGGAACGGCTGGAATCAATGGCAACGGATAACTGTGCCCGCTGGGTGTTGTCTGTTGTGCGTCGGGATCTCGGTTTTGATGATAGTCACGTTGTGACAATGCCGGAACTGTGCTGGTGGCTGATTCGTAATGACCTGGCGGATGCCTTACCGGAAAGTGCAGCCCGTAAGGCACTGAGATTACCGAAGCCTGTTGTGCAGGCGGTCACCCGGGAAAGTGACCTTGTGCCTTCGGTTCCTGCCACCAGCATTATCCAGGATAAAGCGAAAAAGGTGCTGGCGCTGAAAGTGGATCCGGAGTCGCCGGAGTCTTTTATGTTACGCCCAAAACGTCGCCGCTGGGTTAATGAAAAGTACACGCGCTGGGTTAAGACACAGCCGTGTGCATGTTGTGGAAAGCTTGCTGATGATCCCCACCACCTGATAGGTCACGGTCAGGGTGGAATGGGAACAAAAGCGCATGACCTCTTTGTGTTGCCTTTGTGCAGAAAGCATCACGACGAGCTGCATGCGGATACCGTGGCATTTGAAGAGAAGTATGGCTCCCAGCTGGAGCTGATATTTCGTTTTATCGATCGTGCGCTGGCAATAGGCGTACTGGCGTAAGTGGAGAACGAGCATGAACCTTGAAGCCTTACCGAAATATTACTCCCCAAAATCTCCAAAATTGAGTGATGACGCACCGGCGACAGGCTCTGGTGGTTTAACAATTACGGATGTGATTGCTGCGCAGGGGATGGTGCAGTCGAAAGCACCGCTTGGGTTTGCCTTATTCCTGGCAAAAGTTGGTGTTCAGGATCCTCAGTTTGCGATTGAAGGTCTGCTCAATTACGCGATGGCACTGGATAACCCGACATTGAATAAATTGAGTGAAGAAACCCGGCTACAGATTATTCCTTACCTTGTGAATTTTGCCTTTGCTGATTATTCCAGGTCTGCGGCAAGTAAGGCTCGCTGTGAGCATTGTGCTGGTAATGGATTTCATAATGTATTGCGCGAAGTGGTGAAACACTCCAGAAGCGGGGAATCTGTTATCAAGGAAGAGTGGGTGAAGGAACTATGTCAGCATTGTCATGGTAAGGGAGAAGTCAGCACAGCGTGCAGAGGGTGTAAGGGTAAAGGTATTGTCCTGGATGAAAAAAGGACCCGGCTTCATGGCACGCCTGTTTATAAGATTTGTGGGCGTTGCAATGGAAACCGGTTTAGCCGTTTACCAACCACACTGGCGCGGCATCATGTCCAGAAGCTGGTACCAGATCTGACGGATTATCAGTGGTACAAAGGATATGCAGATGTCATTGATAAACTGGTGACAAAGTGCTGGCAGGAAGAAGCATATGCTGAGGCGCAATTAAGAAAAGTGACGAGATAAATGATTTTCGCCGAAGATAGTGACATGATTCTTGCATTTTTCAAAAGATCTGGTTAGGATTCTCCTAACGATGGGCTTTGTGTGTCTACCATTGATAATCTTCAAGAAACCGCCACCGAGCGGTTTTTTATTGATGTCAATTGTGTTTTTAAGGCTCTCCTTCCTTAAAGTGTGTTGTACAAAAAACTGGCAGCCAGCTACGCTCATTTTGAAAAAGTGACACCCTTCAATGTTTCTTTTGAATGGAATTGCTACCCATAAATCTCTATCAAAAACAGGAGAGCATATATGGTGGAGCGTTGTTCTGTTTGTGAGCAGTCATTAAGTTATTCACGAGAAGTTGAACAAGATGGCGTTGAATATAAATCTTGCCCAAAATGTTCTGCTGATGCCGGAGTGCACGTTTTTTATAAAACAATAGACTTTGGTTATAGGGATATGGGAGACGGAAGGCATATCGTTCAGTCATGGTGTCCGGCTTGTCGTTCTGGTGAAAAACCTTCTATACCACCAGCATTTAAATGTTGTTAACTCAATGAATTATAAAAAGAGGCTGCCTGTGGGCGGCCTTTTTTGTGCACTACGCAACTTTTGCGACTCAGCGCTATAACCAGCTTCTTTCCCTTCACTCGTTGCACTTCCGATAACCGGAGGTGGGAATTATGAAAATGCATAACGATCCTCATTCCTGGTCTGACTTACTTGAATTGTTACAGAGCTGGTGGCGTGGAGACACACCGTTGGGCGCAGTAATTATGTCGATCGTTATGGCTGGCTTGCGCATTGCCTATTTTGGCGGTGGTGGTGGCTGGAAGCGAAAAACGCTCGAGATTTTGCTCTGTGGCGCTCTGACTCTGACTTTTGCATCCGCTCTTGAGTATGTCGGATGGCCTAAATCTCTTTCTGTTGCCATTGGTGGCGGCGTTGGGCTGATCGGGGTCGATGCTATTCGTGGGGCTGCAATGCGAGTAATCGGTAACAAATTTGGTAGCTCGAAGGAGTAATTTATGCAGGAACTAAATCCTCAGCGTAAAGCTTTCCTTGATATGGTGGCCTGGTCAGAAGGAACGGATAACGGGCGACAACCGACACGTAACCACGGTTATGACGTTATTGTCGGTGGAGAACTCTTCACTGATTACTCCGATCATCCTCGCAAACTTGTCACGCTAAACCCCAAACTCAAATCAACAGCCGCCGGACGTTACCAGCTTCTTTCACGTTGGTGGGATGCTTACCGTAAACAGCTTGGTTTGAAAGACTTCTCCCCCAAAAGCCAGGACGCTGTGGCATTGCAGCAGATTAAAGAACGTGGCGCTTTACCGATGATTGATCGTGGTGATATTCGTCAGGCTATCGACCGTTGCAGCAATATCTGGGCTTCGTTGCCGGGCGCTGGTTACGGTCAGTATGAACATAAAATTGGTGACCTGATTGCCAGGTTTAAAGAGGTTGGCGGGGTGGTAAATGAAGTTGAGCTATAA